CCATGAAGAACTTTTGTTATTTCTTTTTCCATAACAGCTTCAGTCTTAACACTGCCGTCTTCATTTAACACCTCAGGTGTTTTTACAATCATTTTAGAGTTATATACACATTTACATGTAGCTTCATTTATAGTAATATACGCATCAGATAGTTCAATACCTTTCCATGCAAATTTTCCTTGTAATGCCATTTTTTAAATTTTAAGTTATTTCTATGTTTATATTATTACGCTATTTTCACGTTTTTTACTTTAATATGAGGCTGTAACAGAGATACTACTTCCATTACTTCCAAATATGTTACTTGTATATACCTTTCTCCATGCAACATTGTTAATACTTGTCCAAGCACTAGATGCTCCCATACTCTGTCCATTTATGCTTAAAGCACTCCAACTAGGTTTTGTTCCATTAAAATATATATACAAATAATCTGTACCAGATGAACTGTTTTGCCAATACATACCAGTTATTAATACTCCATTAAAACTCTTATTACTCATGCTACCAGCTGTAACTGGTGATGTTATATAACCATGAAAAGTAGTTGAGTAAAAACTACTACTTCCTGTTGTTATTGTTGAGCTAAAATCATTACTAGCAGGAACTGTAAATGATGATATAGATCCATGAGTTGCAGTGCTACCCTGTCTACATACTGATCTAATTCTATACGTGTTATTAGCTAGTAAACTAACACTGCCTTCTTGTATTGTATCAGTTTTAGTACCGGTAGTCGTTGTTGTACCAGCTACTTGAGTGAATTGACATCCAGTTGAATCATCTAAAACACCAAGCGATATAGCTGCTGTAGGTGTAGAACTAAAAGCTTGATTACAAAAAACAACACCATGCTCAGCTACTTCACCCGTATTACTTAAGTTTTTAATTTCACTATATGTAGTACCAGCTGTATTAGTAGCCCAAGCTCTAAAAGCGTTTGGTGATGCGCCAACACTAGATAAGTTATAACTAACATCGAATTCATCTTCATCAATGCTAGATGTTGTTACAGCACCTATAGAAGGTGTACCTACTGTTAAGCCAGTTATACTTTCATTAAAACTACCTGTTGTATTTATTGTACTATCATCTTCATTGATAACAGTAACACCTGACGTGTCTTTGTAAAATTGAGCAGTAGAGTTTGAAGCTGGTAAAACTACAAAACCTTTGGCTGATATAGTTCCAGTTGTGCTAAAATTACTTGTTTTACCTTTATCAGTTACATTACCATACATTTGTATTGAAGTTGAACTAACTTGACCATTACTCGCCGTTATACTAGGTGCAATACCAATACCGTTTGTTGAGTCAACGACTACTGTTTGACCAGGGCAACTTACACTAAACCACCAAGCTGTATTACTTAACGGCGCTGATACAGTAGCTACCATACTTCCAGCTGATGCGTTTTTATTAAATGTAATTGCTCCTCTACCTCCTAGTTGTCTATTCTGACTACTACTTGAGGAACCTGGATAAGGTCCACCTGTATGAGTTGTTATTTCTAAACCACTAATACCTGTTGCGGCTCTTAAAGCGGATAAATAGCTTTGACCACCAACCCATCCATCGTAATTACCACTTGTGCTACCGCTTGTGTATGTATTACCATTCCATGTAAATACAAATTTATCTGGTATTACAAAAGATTGATATTCAATTGTGACAGTTCCTTGTGCACTACCTAAATTTATAGGATAATTAAATGTTCCTTGGCTACCTTCGTAATAAGCTATATTACAACCTGGCGCTGCAAAATCATGGTCATAACTGTAAAACTCAGACATGCCATAACTAGCTTCGTTGTCAGGGTGTGAGGGGCTAATGGCATTAGTTACATCAAAACTAGTACCTGAGTGCATATGAACACCATCATTGCCACCTATAGTTACATGCTTTAAACTTATAGCACTTTGAACAGGACTAGATGAATTATAATCATCAGCCACTTTTTCTTTTGCTATTTTAAGTAAACTTAACTGATTACCACTTGCAGGAACTGCCATATTACCAAGGTTTTTCTAGACCTACATCCATAGGTACTTTCATGTTATCAATAAAATCGCTTAACCAATTTTTACCACTTGTATATGCTGGATGTGCTTCAACCCAAGCTATTACATCTGATTCTTTTAAGTTATTAAACTCTATAAAATTATCAGCATCATATTCTATAGATATATCTCCATAATAATTATGACTATATTCTCCATCTACACATACTATTTGAAAATTAACAGCTGTAATAACATTTGTTTTACTGTCATAAGAAGGCGCACCTCTTAAACTTTCTATCGTTGTTGTATATACTTTAGCCATTATTTATTTGTTTTTTAAGTTGTTCAATTTCTTCTTTTAATTCTTTTATAGCTTCAACTAATACAGGCACTATACCTTTGTCTCTAAGTGATAATTTACCATTATCATTTTCTCTTACAAGCTCTGGTAATACCTCTTGTACATCTTGAGCAATAAATCCTATATCTTCTTTTATATCTAATATACTATCAGACTCTTTCCAATCAAATGTTACACCTTTTAGTTTATTTACCTTATCTAAAGCTGATTCAATTGGTTTTATATTTTCTTTTAACGATATATCTGATGGAGATCCATAAGCTATAACATCGCCTTTAACTGTGAATGTTCCTGTTCCGCTTAATTCACCTGTATTCGATGTGCTATTTTGAAATGTATATTTTGCAGTAGCATGATTGTGAGTGAACAGTGTGCTATTAGAATAACTTATCATAGTCGTTCTTAAAGCTGGTGTTGATCCAGCGTAGAAAGCTATTAAAGGATAATCAGGTGCTTGTATGTTAAGTGATTTAACCCCGGTACCTCCATATGCGTTAGTAGTAGCGTTGCTATTACCACCAACAGTAACATTACCGGTATCATCTACATAAAGTTTATTTGCAGAAGAACCACCACCAACAAGTGTTTTTCCACCTGTTCTGTATATCATATTATGCGAATTAGCACCGTTATTTACAACGTCTGTATGTATATTACCATGAAATGTTGTAGTTTTATCAGCATTAAAAGTAGCACAACTACCGTTATTGGTACCTGTTAATATTTTTAAAGGTAGATTACTATCACTGTCTGTGCTTATGTACGGGTTATTACTAGCATCAACACCAATACGTAATCTTTCCATAGCACCATCCATTTTAAATGATAAAAACGGAATATCACTTTCTGTAGCATTATCTGTATCAGCATTGATAGTTAAACCTACAGATCCGGTTGATTTTATTTCTAAGTTACCTTCAATATAACCGTCAACACTTATTGCGCCACTAGAATTAACATTAAATATAGGTACACCTGATACATCTGATACTGAAAATAAATCACCACTTAAACTATTTGTAACTGAGAATAATTGACCTTCAGAACCTTGTACATCTAACACCGTGCTACCAGATGCTGATGAGCTATTAATTACAAAATCATCATCTGTTTTTAAAGTGTTAGCTGCTGATCTATATAAATTTGTATCTGTACCAAATAATATACCTTGGCTAGGTATTGTACCACTATATGAGGTAGACAATTGTATACCTCTAAATTTACCATATTGAGCTCCACTACCTGTATTTAAAAACTGAAATATACTATCTGAAAATACATTACCACTAGCGCTCATGGTTAAGCTACCTGCAAAAGTTGTATTGCCACTTGTATCAATAATAAGTTTATCCCATGCCCCATTAGAACCCAGACTTAATGCTCTACCACTTTCACCTCTAATACCAAAACCAGTTCCACCGCCCATACTTCCCCATGAAATTAATCCAACGTTAGAGCCACTAAAATATACTGAATTGTGAAAATTAACTGTTTGATTTGAATTTAAAGTAACAGCAGTGTTGCTACCAGTACCAGTTGCAATAACTAAAGCATTACTTTCCGTTCCATAAATCTGACCTAAATCACCTTGATTTGCATTTGAAAATTGTACTGATGGTCTAGATGCACCCGCTCCTTTTACTTCTAATCCTGTATAATTAGAAACACCATCAATAAGTATAGTTCCTTCAAAAGTTGCTAATTGGCTAGCATTTAAAGTTAAAGCAAGCGCTCCACCTGAATTAAAAAGAATTTGACTATTAGCATGACCACCATTAAGAGTTAAATCATCTGCACCAGCATCATACCAAATACCACCATTATAATCTGAAAATTTAAATCCACTTGTATAATCACCATCATAGTATGTTTTAATTTTATGATAAGTTGCAGCACCTGAAAAAGTTGATGAACCATCAGCATTGATTGTTAATCTTACACCACCAGCAGAACCATCAGAAGATGAACCTGTAAATTCTAAAATTCCTGCCGTTGAAGTATCAGCACCATAAAATCTAATTTGACTTTTAGTTGAATTTTCTTGACTTATTTTAATTTGACTTGTTCCGTGTGTTACGTTTTGACCTTTAGCAACAAATATTTTATCTGTTGTTACAATACCTGCAATACCTGTATTTCCGTTAGAACCATCAACACCAAAAGTTTTTGTACTACCTCCAGTTGTTGAGTATATACTAAGAGCACTTGCTCCGCCTGAATCTATTCTTAAACCATAATTACCACTACTAGTTTTTCTAATATAAGCACCCCAATCGTTGCTGTCATTCATTATTTTTAATCCAGCGTCATTGTTATTTCCGTCATTACTACTGTAACTTATTAATATACTATTATTTAAAGCACTTGTTATCCCACCATCAATTTGAACATCACCTTTAAACCTTGTATTTTGACTAGTATCAAATATTGCTACCTCATCAGATGCACCCGCGCCACCTGCGTATATAACAACGTTACCATTACTTGATTTTAAAAACAACGGTTTACCAACAGCATATACCCATGATGCATTCCAGTCAGCAGAGCCATAATTAGGTGCATGACCTATACGAAGTTCACTAGAAGCGCTATTTCCAATAATATGTTCTACGTAAGCACCACCGCCTGTATTAGTGTTTCTCCATGTTTGTATAAATCCAGAGTTACCATAGTCTGCTGACGTAGTGTATTCACCTGTTACATTAATACCACTACTAGCCAAAAGCTTTAATACATGTGTACCCCATGATGAACCATTGTAGTGTCTAAATTGAGAATTATCTCCGTCAAAAAGATATTGCCATTTTTTACCACTAGAATTTTGTAAATAAAAAGTATCGTTAGAAATAATATTACCACCAGAAGTTATACTACCTTCAAAAGTTGCATCACCTGCAGGTGCACTTACGTTGAATGCTGTATTACCTGAAGTATCTTGAAAATAATAGTGATTTGATTTAAATACTAACCCACCTGATCCTACTTCAGCTATATAACTGTTACTACCGTCATGATATATTTGAAGATCATTAGACGCACCAAAGTACAACTTATCGTCATCACCAATATTAATTTCACCAGATGAATTTATATTAAATATAGGTACACCAGAAACGTCTGACACAGAAAACAAGTCTCCTGTCAAACTATCTGTTACAGAAAATAGCTGTCCTGCTGTTCCTTGAACATCGACGACTGTTCCAACTAATGCTGGAACTTGTGTTGATCCGTCTACTATGAGACCTTTTCTTACTTTAAATTCATTTGCCATAATTACCTTTCATTTTCCGGGTTATATATTAAATCTTTCTTTATATGCGTTAAAGTTTTGTTTTACTTCATCTGCTGTTAATCTTTTTTTGTATATTCTTGTTACTGCTATGTTTCCATCAACGTTTCTTCTGTTACCTGAGTTTCCTCTACCAAAATATCTAACTCTTAAACCTGAGTAATCAGCGTTAAACGAGTAGCTAGCGTGATCACCACCTTCTGCTACACCATTTAAATACATTTGATAACTTGTTCCACCAGGCCCAACAGTTAAAACTACATGGTACCAAGTATTTGCAGCAAGCGTTGTTGAGCCATATTTCCAAACTCCTGGACTTATATTCCAAATAGCAAGTTTACTACCCAACACACTCCAATACCAGCTACTATGCTGAATACTATCAGAGCCGATAAAGTTAGCTGGAGATGTAGTATTATTGTAACCAGCAGCCACTGTGTTATATTTAACAACACTTTCTACTGTCCACTCTTCTCTATCACCAGCAAAATCAACATCAGCACCCAAATCAATATCATCACCAGTTCCGTCTAACACAGGTTGACATGTTGAGTCGAATGACGCGTTGTCTATCTGAATATCTCTAGTTTTTGTTAAATCAATTAAACTATTATTATTACCTCTAGATGTTGGTGTATAAGGTGTACAATGATCGTTTTGTTCTATTTGAAAATCTTTTATATAAATAAAATCTTGTGATGAACTAAAGGTCGTATTATTAATTGGATTTGTCCATAAATAACCAGGTTGAGACGTTGTAGAAGTATATGCAAAACCTTCTCTTTTAACTAAATAACAACCATCATCTTGAAGCGTACTACTTAACGTACCACTATGATCCATAGGTTGATTTACATAACTAACACCATTAGAACCAAAATAATTAAATTTATCAGGAACATTTGTTTTTACTTTAGCTTGTGTGGAATATTTAACACCACCTGTAAAACTTTGTTGATTTAAATATGTTATATATGGATAACTTCCTCCACTAAAAGTACCGTTCATAGAGTACTTTTGATAACCATCTTCTTCACCAACATGGGCTATGCTAACACCAGACATACCTTGAATTATACCAGACGTTTGAGTGCCTGATTGTAAATTTGTAGCTGGTTCACCTTTATAGTATATAGTAGATGTATGCTTATCTGCAACACCATAACCAGTGTCAAATCCAAATGCTAAAGATTCCGTTATTAATTTAGGTCCTGTGTACATGTCTATTAAAATCTATTTTTAAGTGCGTTATAATTTTGAGCGCTTTCAGCTGCAGTAAGGTTTCTGTTATATACCATAATTGCACCAACAGCGCTTGTAGCTTGAAACTCAAAACTACCATATTGATTAAAATGTTGTTGCGTGTGACCAAGCATGCTTACATTTTTAAACTCAAGCATGTGCCACTGATTATCTCTAATGTTATCGTATATATTAGCTGTGTCAACTGTATTTTTAAAAAACTGTGGGCTACCAAAAAGATTATGATATTCTTTATTACCACCATGATATGCGCCTAAGTAATAACTAGTAGTTTGGCCTTGCCAAAAAAGCGCTGTACTATCATTTGTTCTCATCCAAAAAACAAATGTACAGTCTTGTGATTGTGTAATAATATCATTATAACTAGCTCCGCCACCCGTTAATGTAAAAGAGCCTTCAGAGCTATTAGCAGCTATACCACTACTGTCCATAGTAAAATCAAAACCATTTCCACTTAAATCTTTCCAGACTGTTCCACTACCTGGATAAGATCTAGTGCTACCAGCATCTAAAGATAATACTAACCCTAATGTTACTATGTTTGGTCCTGTTATTGCTCCCATTTTATTCTTGTTCTGTGTTATCAGTCCATTTATCTGTAGCTAATAAAGCTAACATATCTTCATGATTATATTCTTTGTAATCTGTGCTATACACATCTGGCCTACCGTACGTTCCAGCTTTTATAGTATGTGATACTTCTTCGTTTGTTTCCACATCTGTATATTCATTAACAACGTCTTCTTCTAATATAGTTACATCATACTTAACAAAAGTTTCACTTTCGTCTAAAGATTTAATTAAAGAATCTTTGTTTGATTGTAAAACCTGATCAAAGTTTATATCGTCTATTTTGTCAGTTGGTAGTACCAACCATCTTCTATTTTCAAATGCCATAATTATAAATTAAATCTGTTTTTATATGCGTTATAGTTTTGTGTTATTTGAGTTGTAGAAAGCGCAACATCATATACTTTTAACACAGGTATATCACCTTTCCAATACTCAGCATTAGCTCTATATCCCACTAGTATTTCAGCGGCGTTAGTATAATTTAAAGAGCCCACGGTTGTAGTACCTACCTGAGTACCATTTTTATACATAGTTGCTGTTGTACCACTATGAACAACTACTATATGTATAAAATCATTTGCTGTAACAACGTCATCAACAGATAATGTGTACCATTGAGAGTTGTGATGTTGATACATTAATCTACCGTTATTTGTTCCTTTTCTTATTTGAGCAACAGCGTTAGATGAACCTGTTTTATCCCAGTGAAACACTTTTCTATCATTACTATCTAAGCTACCATTAAATTTAAAAATTGATTCAAATGTTAATTTTGTTGAACTTGGTGTAGAAAGATGTGATGTAGTAAAATAATCACTTGTTCCATCAAAAGTTGGTTGACCAGTTGAATCAAAAGAAACGTTTGATACATCTATAATCGATGAACTTGCTAAATCATTTAAACACTGAGTATTACTTCTACTTCCGTTTTGAGCAATCCATTGTACAGGTGATGTAGGTAGTGTTGTATGTTCAGTTATAACAAAGTTTGTAAATATACCTTCTCCTTGAATAGTTCTATCGTTATATATATACATAGCGTTAATAGAACTAGGTGTTTTACTATCTGTTAAATCAGCTATTAAAGCTATTTTCCTCCACTTACCAACATATGCACTATTGTTATTCCAGTCATCACCAGCGTTACCAGCTAATGAAGTATTCCAACCATGATTACCACCTGATCCATCAGTATATGTTACACCTAGATAACCATTTAAACCAGTACCTGAGCTTGAGTGTCTAACATATGGTGTTATCATATAAAAATCAAAACTAATCATTATGTATTCTGTGTTAGCAGAAAGACTATTAAATGAAAGTCCACTATGAAATAAACCTGCGTTATTGTTATACGTACCAGTATTAGCTTGAGCTGGGTTAGTTACATAATTTCTTTGAAACACGCCAGATGCTGATGAAAACCCATTTAATGTTTTTTGATACAAAGTCGTTCCACCTGATCCAAAATAACCTGGTATACCAGAAGAAATTACATTTGTATCTGGTACGCCTTTGTAAAACCTATAATCATTATGATGAGGTTGACTATCTAAACCAGTTATACTTGGATTATGACCAGTGTCATGCCCATATATCAAACCGTTTGTTACTATATTTGTTCCTCTTGCTATTCCCATTATAATGCTCTTACCATTGTTTTAATTGTCCACGTGCTTGATGTAGTGGTTGCTTGTAGACTCATTTGAGTACTAGCTATAACAACCTCAAATGTTATATCAGACGTATCACCTAAAGATGTAGTAGATGTTTCATTATACTCTACATTCGTTCCATCATTAACCGCTGTTATAGTACCAGCTCTAATATTAGTACCTTTATAAGCAACATAGTCAAAAAATGCAGCTCCGTATGTAGTTTTGTTTACACTAGCAATCGTTGTTGTTGTTGTTGCAGACGTGGCTTGTGAATAATAAGCAGCTAAACCACTTTGTACTGTTACACTTCCATTAACATCAATAGCATTTGCAAAAGTTGTTGTACCATCTGTATTTATAGTTATTTTAGGTGAGTAACTACCACCACCCATAAACTCAACTGCACCGTTGTAACTCCAACCGTATTGTAATTTATTACTGTTTGCTCTAGCTATAGTTCTTACAGCACCATTAGAATCTAATGTTCTAAGTTCACCACCATAAGGAAGTTCAATATGAGCATTTGGAATTATTTTACCATCAACTTTAAAATTATTTGTTAAATCCCATGTATCGTCTGCGTCATCAAATATTAAACTTGCTTGCGTAACACCATTGCCTCTATAAACAGATATACCAGATGTAGTAGCCGTAGCTGTGTCTGGTGAACCTTGTGTTGTGTTAAGTTGTAGTATATTATCTTCAACTTCTACTGTTTGTGTGTTTAATATAGTGTTAGTTCCTCCAACTGTTAGATCACCTGTTATTGTTACATTACCTGTAAATGTTGATCCTCTTGATCCTGGAACAACTTTAAATCCACCCGCACCACTTGAACCTGTAATTACTAAATCTTTAGCTGTATCTGATTGGAACGCCCAAGTTTGAGCATATGTAGAATCAGAATTTCTTAACCTTAATAAGTCTGCCGTACCATCTACATCTTCAGCAACCTCTAATTTATAACCAGGAGATCCATATCCTATACCAACGTCACCACCGCTAGTAATTGTTAATCTAGTTCCTGATAACCCATGCTCTATTAATTCTAATTTAGAGTTAACACCTACTTCTGTTGCTTTAAATGACCAACCTCTATTAGCATAACTAGCATCTTTAACACCTAAAAATAAAGCAGCTGTACCAGAGTTTTCAAATATACTTAACGCTCCATACGCAGTCTGTCCGCCACCACCTGTATTAGCACCTGTATAACTACCTAATCTTACATCATTAGCAAAAGTTGCTTTACCATTTAAATCAAATTCTAATACAGTAGTATCTGGTGTATCGTCGGCAGCATCAGATCTTCTTAATTCAAACTTACCATAAGAACCTTGTTCACCTATAAACGCCCATGATCTACTAGAGCTTTGACCAGATGTGTGAGGCCATACTATAGATCTTACAGAATTATTAAAATAAAGACTTCCAGTTAAAGGATAACCTGAACCAGCAACTAAAGGTAAAAAAGGACCACCAGTTACCGGTGTACTTCCGTTAATATTATCTACCCAAAGATTAGCCCAACGTGTACCAGTTTTTCCTATATCTGCTGAACTATCTGCATCAGTTAAAATATCATTTGCGAAAGTTGCGTTTTGTGAACCGTCTAATGTTAACGCTGTGCTATTATTACCGTATAAATATAAATTACCATTATCATGTGCGTGTAAATAATTTTTTCCACCTGCAACTAATTTTATATTATCAGCACCTGCAAATTCTAAATATGTATTTCCATCATCGAGATGTGTTAAATATTGATTTGTATAAATGGTTCCTTCAAAAGTCCCTTGTTCAGCGAAAATTGAACCATCATATTTTACTTGGAAAGGTTTTTGTCCTGTACCAGCGTTACCATCATAACCATTACCTGATCCTTGTCCGCTAGACATTGACATAATCATATTTGTCAATGTTTGATGTATTTCCATTGTATCATTACTTGGTAATGAATTTACGTTTGTAAAGTTTACAATAGCTGCGCTTGTAGAACCATCTGGAAGTATTGTTACATCAACGTAATCTTCACCACTACCTTTTATATCTACATAGGATTTATTAGTTGTTGCGTTTCTTACAACTCTTATATCTGTTATAAAGTTTGGATAACTATTATGTAGTATTGTTAATGTAGAGTTAGAATTTGACCAAGCTGTATTAACTATAGCTTCAACTCTACACGGTGTACCACTACCACCACCTGTTTGTATCAAGAAATGACATTTACCTCTACCACTACCACCTGATATTTCAATTATTCTATGCCATCCGTTACTTGCATTCCATGATTCTCCTCCAGTAATACTGTTTATAGTATCTCTATAAAAAGCATTATCACTAGTAATTCTTAAAGCGTTTGTGTACAACGTGCTACTATCTACATAAAAATCTGTGTCATGATCTATAGCGCCTGTGCCATTCCAAAGAGCTAAATAATTATCAGCACCACTACCACTTACAGGTGTGCCGCCGTTTATATTGTCTACCCAAATATTAGCCCATCTAACTGAACTAGTACCTAAGTTTAATGAGCTATCACCTGAAGCTACAAGACCTCTTTGAATTTGTAGCATATTAAGACTTTCATTAAAAGCCATTTCAGCCCAACCGCTTCCAGCCGCGTTGTATAACCTAAGTGCTTTACCTGAGTTAATTTTAATATGACTATAAAACTGTACACTTTTATCATTACCATGGAATTTTACTGCAGTACCAATTGCGCCACCATCTCTTACTTTAAATTCAGTATTTATATTAGAAGAGTCAGTTTCAGTAGATGTATATGTTTCAATAACAAAACCTTCTCTATTAGAATCTGCTTGCCCGCTCTCTGCAATACCTAAAACTAATCTTGCTGTTTCATTTATACCTGTACCTGAACCATATGTTTTTTGGTTCATAATACGTAGACCTGTAAAGTCTCCATCTACAGGTTTTTTTATTGTTATGTCTCCTGAAAAATTTGAAGAAGCACCACTTGTTTGATTAAGGCTTGCATCAATTGTTACACCGCCGTTAAAATAAGAAGTACCATTATTATAAAAATCGTATGAACCATGAACATTATTAGACATTACGGCAAACTTTCCACTAGCATATCCACTTGACATACCAAGTTTACCTCCGTGCTTATGTTCTAACGTACCACCTGTTCCAGTTGCGTTGCTACCAAATACAGTAGTATGTTCATGTGTTGTATTACTTGACGCGGTTGATGATGGTAAAGTTGTTAAATCTACATTATCTGATATTGCTTCTATTTTAAAATAATAAGTAGATGCGCTAGAAGAAGCTGATTTTACAAATAATGTATAATCTCCATTATTATTACTTGAAACTTTTAATGTAACTTGTGTATAAGCCCCACTCTTTGATGTTATAAAAACATCTTGATAGTGGTTTACTAATATATCTGCTGTAAAATTAGCAACATGACTACTACCATGTGTTGTTCCTGTTAATCTAACTGCAGTAGCTAATTGAGAAGTATTTGCTGCTGCAAAGTAGATTCTTTCATAACTATTTGATATAGATTTATTACAATATTTTATATGCTTTGATGATATTTTACCTGTAAAAGTTGCATTACCATTTTGAGCTATTTCAAACTGAGTTGTTGATACACCACCTGGTTGTGTTTTTATTTTAAATGATCCAGCATTTTGAGCCATAAAAATTTCACCAGATAAGTCATTATTTTGACCAATCCACATATAGTCACTACCTGAATAATCACCATTAGATGCGTCTAAATATAATCTTGATGCAGCAGTACCTGAATTACCTATACCTATTGCTGTAGTACTGTTTGCGGCTGAAAAAACTTCTAAATTAAATGCAGGATCGTCAGTTCCTATTCCGACAGTTCCGTCTTCTTTTATTCTTACTAACTCAGTACCACTACCAGATGAACTATTTTTATACCAAGCAAAATATCTGTTAGTATCATCATTATCTGTGTCAATATTAAAAGTCATTAACTCTTTAGCGTTGATATGACCAGATGATGTATCTGCTTTACCTAATTCTAAAGTTCCACCTTCAACAGTTACACCTCCTGCAAAAGTTGCGTTACCTGTTGTGTGATCAAGTGTAACTGCATCTACAACACCCTCTTGAGTAATATAAAATTTACCATTTGCTGCTGAACTAAACCTCCAAGTTTTACCAGTTGTAGACGTTGTATTAGCGAGATGTAACAAAGGACCAGTGCTTGACAACGTAACATTACCTGCAAAAGTTGAGTGTTTAGACGTGTCTACAGTTATAGCAGCTGCTCCATTTTGGGTTATAGTAAATGAATGATTGCTTGAGGAACCTACAAAAGTATCAAAATTATCGTGGTCTGCACCACCAAATAGTATTTTGTCTGTAGATAAGTCTTTCGTGAATATAAATCTTGATGCTAGGTTGGTTGTACCTTTTACGTGAAGTCCAGCTCCAGGTGAATTATGACCTAAAGCTAAATAACCAGTTGAACCTTGTAGATGAAAGTCCCAATTAGATGTAGTATAATTATACAATTCCCAGTTAGTTCCTACTCTTTGTTCAAATTTATAAGAACCATTTACTTGGTAAAAAATAGCTGTTTCTTGGCCAGTAGACCCAGTGTTGAGATATAAAGTATTCTCGTCGCCAGCGGTTATTTTTACACCTGTAAGAAATTGTTGAGCCATATTTATTATTTAATTGATAAAAAGACGGTACTCACGTACCGCCTTATTTTTTTATTTTATTACTATGAGTTACTGTATGTAGGTGTTAGATCACTTAATGTATCTTTAAGATCTATCATAAGAACTCTAATATCATTTGTTGGTATTGAAGCAAATGTTATTTTAACAGTGTTTTCATCAACATGAACTATATCAGCAAAAACAACACCTCCAGTTGATATATCAAACAATTGAACCATTATTTTTTCAGAGTCCATATTGTGAGCTATAGAAGCTGCTCTATGTGTAGCGGTGTCATCCATTACACTTACGTCAATAAGTGCTGATTTAGTAACTAATTGAGTATTTGTATCAACTACTGATTCTGTAGCAGAGGTAATAGCGGTAATGTGACCGTATGTATCTAAAGTTATATCTTGAATATAAGTTCTACCTGTATTGTTTACAGAAGCTTGACTAGATGTGTCATGGTGTGATATAGTAATTGTATCATCTCCACTAATAACAACATCAATACCATCCGTGCTAGCAACTTGTCCAGCTGTAAAAGTAACAACTCCGCCGTCAGCAACCTCTTGTGTTGTTAAATTACCAGAACCGTTTAATGCTTTTACACTAAAGTTAAAATTATCATATTCACTAGGTATTGGAATATTGTAGTATGTAGAACCATCGTTAGTAAACTGCCATCTATCACTTCCCTCTGTCCATCTTAATAATACATTTGTATCACTTCCTCTTTCAATTTCAATACCAGCATTTTCAGAAGCAGAACCAGTTTCATTACTATTTAATGTAATTATATTATCTTCAATTAATACTGTTTCGGATGCTTTAGTTGTTTGTGTACCAGATACTGTTAAGTTACCATTTATAATAACCTCGTTGCTAAACGTTTTAGTACCAGCAATTGTTTGAGCACCTGATGTTCTAACAACTGTATTATCTACAGATATTTTCATTATATCATCTTCAGCAGCACCAACAACATCAATACCATCACCATCAAATACCTTTAAAGTATCATTATTGCTATCAGCTGTAAGATCTCTTGTTGATGCGTAAGTAGTTGTACCACTATGTGAAGGGTTTATAGCTACTGTTTTAAATATATTTTGACCAGAACCTTTATCTGTGTTTGTAAATGTTAAATCATAAGGATCAGTATCATTACCAGTATCAATGTCTGTCCAGTCAATACCGATACCATCACCTAAGAATTTAATCTCTTTACCCATATCGATAACTAGATCGTCGTCGTCGTCATCTTTAATAGTAAACGATGTGGATATACTTGTTGTCGTAGCGTTTGTTAACCTACCTTGTCTGTCAACAGTAATTACTGGAATTGCTGTAGAAGATCCATATACACCGCTGTTTGTAGCAGTCATATCAGTAGATGTGTCATCAAGATCAATTGACAACGTAGAACTAGTAATGCTTGTAGTTATACCAGTATCTCCAGATATTGTTAATACGAAATTACCATTTGTAACATCGTAATCACCACTATCAGCAATTACTTTAACTTGTTTTATATCTCCAGAAAGATCAAACCAAGCTGATCCATCAGAAACTTTTACAGCCCCCGAGTCATATATTATTTTACCAGCAGCATGAGTAGCTGATCCTGATGATGTCTTATGAAGGATCGCATTTCTTAATTCCGATACGCTTCGTAGATCTAAGTGATTTAAAATAGGTATTGCCATTGTTTTTTTAGTTTAAGTATGCGTATCCACTTTCTTGGGCCGCTAAGTTTATTGTTAAGTTATTTTCATCGGTATATACAACCCCAGCAAAAGCACCAACATTAGTATAAACATTATCAGAACTTGAGAATTTTATACTAACACTAGGAAATTTACCAAGATTGTGGTTTATTGACCAAGTAGTAGCTGCGTTATTTTGATGATGTACGTAGTTTACATCGCTACCAGCAAATAGATCTATACCGTATATTTTGTCAATTGTAACAGAACTATTGTTCTTTTTCATTGTAATAGGTAAATCATAAAAATTACTATCATTACTATCTACAGCTATATTACCAGCTTTATATACACCATAGTTATTTCTATTATTTACATCATATATAATTATATCTTTACCATTTAAAAGCTCTAAAGCTTTACTTATATCAATAGATGGTCTTCTATAATTATACTTACTTATTTTTATGCTTGTTACATTAGCAAAAGTACTACCACTAGAAAAAGTGAATACCATATCCCCACTAGATGTACCAACGGTTTTGTACTTATATGAAAAACGGCTACTAGAACCTGATGTAGCTGTTTCAGCTAGAAAGGTTTGTAAATCTTCTACTAAAAAGTTTCTAGTAGCTCCGCTAGAATCAGACCCAATAAACTTGTCTGAACCAGTAATGTTTGTATCTTTTGTATACTGATTAATTCTAGCCATTTCATTTGTTTTTTATTTTGTTAAATTTTTCAACGCTTCGTCCGCCAAAATAGGCACCGATCGTAGTCATAAGCACTAATTGAAGTAAATCCGTCCATTTTTCATCTACTTCAAATGCTATTGAACCACTATCTATGAAAACCATGATCACAGTACTGACTATTAAAAAAACAAGGACTAATGGACGTACGCTTCGCGTAAGCCAGTTACCATGTTCTAGATCTGCTTTCCATCTTTCGGTTACGTTTTTTTGCATAGCGGCTTCTGCTTCAATGAGAATTTGCGTCATCTCTTTTTCAAAAGCTGCTTTCTCATCTTTAGTTCTTACGAACTTATCTACAACACCGCTTATCTTTTCGACAACACTGCCTCCAGCACCGCCGAAAAGTTTAGCTAGTATTTTTGACATTTATTTTTTGTATTTTTTAGCAGGTGAAGCTTTAATTTTAGCTTTTAAGTCCTCAGGTAAGTTCTTTTGCTTACCAACTAAAGCTTTTTTAGCAGGCGAATCACCCTCTTCTTTTGGTGCTAGCTTTTTCTTAGCAGCATCTCTAGCATCTTTACCAGACTTACCAGAAGCTTTCTCTTCAGCAATAGCTAATCTTTTTTGTTGACCTTTTGTTAAACTACCTTTATCTTTAGCTTTATCAGATAACCTCTTAGCTCTTCTTTCATTTCTAAGTTGTTTTCTAGACTTAACAGTAACTTCAGTAGACTTAACATTTTCCTCCTTCTTAGGATCAGTAGTTGTTGTAGTCGTAGTAGTAGTAGTATCTTTTGGATCGTCCTTCTTCTTATTTTCTTTAGACTCCATTTGCTTTTTAGGCGCATCCCACTTACCAGTTTCTTTTTTAGACTTATTTTGTCTTTTAGCTTCTGCTGTATATTCAGCTTCTGTTAAATTACCATAAGTTTTCATATCACGCTTTTTGTAAGCTTCTGAGTATGAAGTTTTCTTTACTGGTTTATCTATTTTTTCAGTCACCTTTGGAGAAGGCATTATTTTTGCCGGTGAAGCTTTCATATTTAGTGGTGATTTAATACCAACACCTTTAATCATAGGTCCTTGCGAGTCTTTACTCTGCCAAGCACCTGCACCTTTTAACACTTGATAAATGTTAGAGGCTTTGTTTCCTTTTGTTCCCATTGTTTTAATTGTTTAGTCCTTGTTTATTAATTATATGCTTTCCAACCTTTCATTTTGAAAGCACTTTTATTTTTATTATTTTTGTTCATAACAGCGACAGCTTCGCCATCTACTATTTTATAAGTTTGTTTATCTGGGTCTGCCCCTTTTATAACTTCTTTTTCAGATCCAGGTGTACTTTTTTCTCTTTTACCTACAAAAGCATCTGGTATTTCAAAAGCACCAGATACGTTTTTAATATATTCTTCTCTAGTGTAAGGCTCACCAGTCTTAGGATTAAGTGGTGTTTTACCTCTACCATCCATTCTGTCAAACTTAGCGCCAGCGCTGTTAGCTTTTCTATTTACTCTTTTGTTAGATCTACCTCTTACACCAGCACCCATTTTGCTATCTAGAGACTCGTAATACCCCATATTCGGTCTACCTGGATCGCCTGGTGTTACAACTTTATCTTTTTCGTTTTGAAAAGCTGTATCATATATAGTTTCTTCTTTTGTTTCATACTCACTTTCTGGATCAAAATCTTCATCATCTTTCCAGCTACATTTTATATCACCTACAATTGTTCCTTCAGCTTTTTTACTACCATCTTCGTTATAACAAGAATTAGCAAAGTTTTTAACACTTTCTTTCTTTTCTTTACTTTTCTTAGTTGTTTTTGTTTCTGTAAACGTTCCAGTTTCATCACCTAAGTTACCTTTAAACTCTCTGGTTTCTGTTGTTTCAACATGTAAAGGAGATTTCATTTTCATAGCAGAATCAACCACTTTATTAGCGGCAGCACCAATAAGTGCTTTACCAGCCATAGCGGCTAACGGTGCGAGTTTCGCAGGTGATTTAGCTTTTTGTGTAATAGGAGTTGATTTCATCTTTATAGCTGATTTATTTTTGTTTTTTAAGTTCATGTTAGCACCAGAATCTGTTACTAGATCATCTGTACCTACATCAACATCATTATCTTTTTGATTCTCATAGTCGTCAAAACTAGGTATTTTACTAGTAACCGTACCTACGGCTGCGCCTATAGCTGCTGTTTTATCAGCATCAGCTCTTAATTTAGTAGTAACTACATCTCTATTGGTCCTTATTGCACCTTTACTAAGAGAGTATTTGTTTGGGGATTTTTTCATATTTTTAGTTTTATCGTAAGCTTCTTTTTCCCATGGTAATTGTTTTGACCCCTCGTTCATATCGTCGCGGTCATATTCTTTACCCTTCCAAAAAACCTTATCGTCATTGTAGTTTAGATCACCTCTAGCCATTTGATCCATATGCACCATTTCGTGTGCTATAGCTTCTTTTGCAAGAGGGCTGTCATTTTTAACAGACTTGTCTAAATATATAGTACCGTCATTATTAGCCTCAGCTATGACACCACTGTCTAAGTCTTTCTTAATTACAGGTATTTGGCCTGTTTTTACTTTATTTGTAATAGGTTTTGCCATATTATCTTGTATTATCTTTTAACATGTCATCTATAGCCTTATTAAACACCTTATCAGTATACGAATTATTTTTATAAAAAATACTACGTTCTGATGTAGGTAAGTCTTCCTCTGCTAATAGGATTCTATATATTCTTGTGATTAGTTGTGAGCATTTAAATGATGTCTTAAAAATGCTATATTTTATTGAAGTGCGGTTACGGTGTCTCCATGTCTCTATCCAGCCTTCGCGTTTTAAACGTTCCCAGCGGTTTTTATCCCAAGACATAGTGTATACACCATCTATGAATTCTTGACGTGTAAATTTACCTTTACAGTCTAAGTATATTAATAATTCTAAATCTGCATCCTTTAAATTATAAGTTTTACAAGCCCATTTACGAACGAGCCTGTAATACTTAAATATATTTAATTCTCTGAGATCGGATGCACTTAATCTCATTCTACTAAAACTATGTCTTTAATAGTCATGACATAGTATTGTTTGTTATTATATGTTATCTCGTGGCCAGCATGTTTGTCATAATAGACAATATCGTCTACTTTTAAAACCTCATCTGGAGGACAAAGATCACCTTTACTAATAACTTTTCCTTTTAAATATCTATTGTCACTGTCTATGTTATCAGATATTTCTAAGCCACCTATTGTTTTAGGTTTTAGCTTTATGTTTTCTACTACTATATATAAACTAACTGCTCGCATTTTCTACTCTTATATTATTAATTACACAATCTGCAGAAAATATAGTAGTTGCAACACTAACTGCATTTTTTAGTGCTGTCTTTGTAACTAAGACGGGGTCTACGATACCAGAGTCAACCATATCAACTAGTTTACCGGAAATTACATTGTACCCAACACCTAAATCTTTAGGCGTATCGTAGTTTTCAATACCAGCATTTGCCATAATGGTTTTAAATGGTGCTTGAATTGCTGTAGCTAGTATATTCTCCCCAATATTATCAAACTTTATGTTATTTGCAGCATTTAAAAGAGCGATACCGCCACCTGGGACAATACCTTCTTGCAAAGCGGCTTTAACTGCGTATATTGCATCTTCAACTCTATCCTTCTTTTCTTTTAATTCTACCTTAGAATTAGCACCAACACGTATAATACCAACAGAACCGCATAACATAGCAAGTCTATTTTCTAATTTTTTTCTTAAAAAGCCATTTTTTTCATTTTTTATGAGCTTTTTAACCTCTTTTACCCTACCCTCTATGTCTTCTTGTACATTATAAGTAGTTATAACTGTATTTTTATCGTCAGTTATTGAAAATTTAGCTTCACCAAGACAATCTGGTTGAATTAGATCCAAATCGTCACCTAATTCTTCATTTATTACCTTAGCCCCTGTTAAAATAGCTAAATCATCTATAGTATCTCGCTTAGTTGGGCCAAATCCTGGTGGATTTATAATGTTTACTTTTATATTACCTTTAACTTTATTCATTAAAAGCGCAGATTTTACCTGCTGAGCAACAGTAGCCACTATTAAAAGCGATCTATTATTCTTAATTACATGTTCTAGTATGTTTTGTATCTTCCTAACACTAGGAATTTCACTAGAAACTATTAAAATTAGCGGATTTTCTAATTCACATTTTTGTTTTTCAGTGTCTGTAGCAAAATATGGCGATGTTAAGCCATTTTCTAACTGTACACCTTCAACGATGTCTGTATAAGTTTCATCCGTCTCACTTTCCTCCATCAATACTACACCATCTTTACCTACTTTCGTGTAAGCATCGGCTATAATACCACCTAATTCACTATCATTGTTACAACTTATTGTTGATACGTATTTAAGATTATCGCCAGATACTGCTTTGGAGTGTTTAGAAAGGTATTTATTAACTTTTTCAAGTCCTGAGTTAATACCTTCTTTAATTTCTCGTACATTATCGCTGTTATTTACTTCTTTTAGTAGTGATTCAGCTAAGACGATAGCCGTTGTGGTACCGTCTCCAGCTTCTTTCACCGTGTTTTTAGCTGCTTCCTTTATAAGTGTTGCACCTATATTTTCGACCGGATCATATAAGACTACGCTTTCCGCAACGGTTACACCATCTTTTGTAATCACCGGTCTTCCTGTTGCATCTTCATATATAACGCATTTACCAGAAGCACCTAGTGTAGATTTAACAGCTTTAGCTAGTTGATCTACACCACTCATTATTTTGTCATTAGCATCATCACCAAAGTTAAGATGCTTGACCAATTGACTTGGGTTATTAAATTCCATTAAATTATATTTTATTTAGTTACTATTTAAATGTTTTTACAACTTTAGGTCCTTTTGTGAACTCTAACTTTTTGTTGTAATGTTCGATGCTACCATCAATTGCAGCCTCAGCTGATTCAATTGTTTCTCTTCTTGTAACATCTACCCAGTTTTCATCTAAATCTAGGTATTCGGTTTGATAAAAGCCATTTGGTAACTGAACTATTCTCCAGTTTTTCTTAGTAGATAAATGTTTCCACCAAGAAATGGTTTCATCGGTAATTTGTGGTTGACTATTCCACGTTCTAGTCGAATAAAAAAACGTCATAATTTTGGTTTTTTAAGGGTTAATAATTAGGTTAATCTTCATACACTACCATGTGGAAGACAAAACTTAACACAACTAATAATAAACATAGTATAAAATCCATTATACTTCGCCTCTATCATGTGTAGCTCTATTATAAGCTATCGATGTGCGTATTACTGTTCCACTGGATGTATGATGCAAGTCAGATCCTGGTTTTTGACCTATCCTCTGGTTCTCAGCTTTACGGGCTCTACGTTTAGGTGTTTTAGCTGCTGCTAAATCTCTAGCTCGCTTTGCTCTTAATGCTGTTGGACTCAGTCCTTGTGAATTTGCTCTTGCCATATACAATATAATTACACGTAAAAAGTGATATTTAAAGCTATAGTGACACTAGCCTATTACTAGGGTACTCTATAAGGCTACTGTCATAAAAAAAATTATAAGATAATTAGATAGTTTGTGTTGCTCCCCTCCCCTCCACCACCATGCCATATAGGAAAACGCCTTTTATTTAGCTAGCCCCGCCAGCTTATACCCTTATTATCCTTGATTTTTCGTATTTACTCTGTAATACATGTTAACTATTATGCTCACCTCGCTCATCTACTTATATTCATTTTATAAAAACATTTCACATATTATTACAAACTCACTACAATACTAAATGGATAATAATAATGTAAGTAAAAAGTAATAATTATGAATTATAAAATTAGAAGTTGTGAGAGTGTGCGGAATACTACTAACATTAAAACTACTAATAAACAAACATACTACTTTTACAAATACAATACAATACAACTTGGATAATATAAATGTAACTAATAATAACAATTAAATATAATAACTATGAGTAACTTAATCACTAAAAGATTTGTCGTAAGACAATCACTAATCGGTAAAAATGTAACATTCGAATTCACTAACAAAAAAGGTGACAAGATAACTTACAATCACGACAAAGTATTTTCAATAATGAAAGATACACTAACTACACTACCATGTTGGTTAAAGTACAAATCGTATACTGCTACTAACAATATACCTTTAGTACTTAGAGATAAAGAGTTAGTTTAATAACTAATTCTTTATTCACTCGGCGTTCAAAGTTCTCTCGAGTATAAATACAGTTGAATAACTAGTCTTGGAGCAGAGGTGCGTTTCGATTACACACACTAGTACTAACAATTAAATACAATTAACTATGAGAAAATTCACTCACATTGCTCTTAATGTAGCAATCAAACTATTCATCGGTGCACTTGGCACACTAGCATTTACTGGAATTGCAATAATGATTTATGCTATTATATTCGAAGGTGCAACTGCTAATATATTAATAAGATGAAAAAGAATAAAATAATAGATATAATAATAAACTTTGTAT